CTTAAAATCTAAGGAAAAAAGAGTGATGAGACTGAAAAGACAAGTTCTTCTTAAAAAATTAATGGCAGTAAGAGCTGGTGCTGGTGCTGACATCGTTACTTAATTATGGCAAATCCAATTATTTACGGAAAGATATGTAATCCTATTAAGGTTGCATATGGAAGCACTGTAGGTGTCATTACTTGCGTTGACAACAAAAAGATTTACATTGATGGTGTGTATGCACATGCTGGATATGGAGCATCTACAAGTGCTCAAATTTATTTTGTTCCTAATGGTGGTACAACTGATTCTCCCGATTTCAGAATTGTAGATGAAAGTATTGCTGATAGAGGAAACTATAGATTTGATGTCTATGCTTCTCCTTTAGTTCTTGAAAATAGTGGAGATGCTTTGTTCGTTGGTACTGGTAATTTTGGAACTACTGGTGCTGGAGCAACTTGTACTTTTATCGTTAGTGGTTATCGTCAAACTTAATTATGCCTCAAGAAATATACCTTGGTAATCCCAATCTCAAGAAAGCAAATACTGAGATTGAATTTAGTCATGATCAGGTTCAAGAGTTTATTAAATGTAAATTTGATCCTGTTTATTTTGCTAGAACATATATAAAAATTGTCAATGTTGACGAGGGATTGGTTGGTTTCGATATGTGGCCATTCCAAGAGAAGTTAATAGAAAGATTTCATGATAATAGATTTAATATTTGTATGATGCCTCGCCAGACTGGTAAGTCTACTACGTCTGTATCATATCTACTTCATTATGCTATCTTCAATGATAATGTTAATATTGGTATTCTAGCAAACAAGGCAGCAACTGCCAGAGACTTGTTAGCAAGACTCCAGACTGCTTATGAGAACTTACCCAAATGGATGCAACAGGGTATTCTTGTATGGAACAAAGGTAGTTTAGAACTGGAGAACGGTTCCAAGATTATGGCAGCATCTACATCTGCTGCTGCAGTTCGGGGTATGACATTCAACATCATATTCCTAGACGAATTTGCGTTCGTTCCTAATCATATTGCTGACGACTTCTTTAGTTCAGTATATCCTACAATTTCATCTGGTAAGTCCACCAAGATCATCATCGTCTCTACCCCTAAGGGTATGAACCACTTCTATCGCATGTGGCACGATGCTGAGAACGGAGATAATGAATATGTACCTACTGTTGTCCATTGGAGTGAAGTTCCTGGTAGAGATGAAGCGTGGAGAGAGCAAACTATTGCTAACACGTCAGAAGCACAGTTTAAGGTTGAGTTTGAATGTAACTTCTTAGGGTCTGTTGATACCTTAATAAATCCAGCAAAATTAAAATCTTTGGTTTATGATAAACCAAAAATGTCTAATGAGGGATTAGATTTATATGAACAACCTCAAGAGAAACATGATTATGTTTGTACAGTTGACGTTGCTCGTGGTGTAGGAGAGGATTATTCTACATTTATAATTGTAGACATCACTACATTTCCCCATCGTGTCGTAGCAAAATATAGGAATAATGAAATTAAACCTATGCTATTCCCTAATATTATACACGAAACTTGTAAAGGATACAATGATGCCTTTATATTAGTTGAGGTAAATGATATTGGAGATCAAGTAGCATCTATTCTTAATTATGATTTTGAATATCCCAATCTTCTTATGTCATCTATGAGAGGAAGGGCTGGACAAGTTATAGGACAAGGTTTCTCTGGTACTAAGGTACAACTTGGAGTTAAGATGTCCAAGACTGTTAAGAAGGTTGGAGCATTAAACCTCAAGACAATGATTGAGGCAGATAAGGTTTTATTTAATGACTATGATATCATATCAGAATTAACCACATTCATTTCAAAGAGTAATTCATTTGAGGCAGACGATGGTTGCAATGATGACTTAGCAATGTGTCTTGTCATATATGCATGGTTGGTAGCACAGGATTATTTTAAAGAACTTACTGATCAGGATGTAAGAAAAAGATTATATGAGGATCAGAAAAATCAAATAGAACAAGACATGGCTCCATTTGGATTTATGCTTGATGGGTTGGAAGATGACTCATTTATAGATGAAGATGGACAAAGATGGACTAAGACAGATAGGGATGATATAGAGTCAACTTATGGTGATATGAGTTATATGTGGGAGTATCGTTCATAGTTCACGCACGGTTTCCCCTCTGAAAATGTAGCTTTCAATAAATAATTTGTAGGAAATTGGGAACTCTCAGAGGGACGCAAGCATGGCTATTCAGTTAGTATCACCTGGTGTATTAATCAGGGAAGTAGATCTAACAGTAGGAAGGGCGGATAATGTACTCGATAATATCGGTGCAATCGCAGGCCCTTTTGAAATTGGACCTGTTGATGATCCAATCACTGTGGAAACAGAACAGGATTTAATCAACACATTCGGAAAGCCATTGAGCACCGACAGTCAGTATGAGTATTGGATGACTGCAGCGTCATTCCTTTCATATGGCGGTATTCTTAAGGTTGCTAGAACAGATGATGACGACCTCAAGAATGCTAATGCAGGTGTTGGTATTGCTAATACAACAACTCTGAAGATTAAGAGTTACGATGATTATCAGTCTAACTACACAACTGCTACCGATTTCTATTACGCTGCTAAAAACCCTGGTACTTGGGGTAAGGATTTAAAAGTCTGTTTCGTTGATGACTTTGCTGATCAAACCCTTACTTTTACTTCTACTAGTCTTGCTGGTTCTGGTGTAACTGTTGGTTATGGTATAACTGCTCCTTTAAGTACAGTTCTTCCTGGTGCAGGAACTACTTCCAGTTTCGTAGGTTACCTTAAGGGTATCGTTACTGGTGTTTCTACTGATGCTGTTGGTGGTAAGTCAACTGTTGATGTTAAGATTGTTTCTCGTGTAGAAACAGTTGGTGGTGGTTCAACTGAAACTAAGGTTAGTTATACTGAAGGTGGTATCTACGCATTTGGTACTTCAGACGGTTTATTCACAAGACTTCCTGCTGGTACAGTTGGTAGTAGTGCAATAACTCCTACTGCAGTTGCTGATTGGTATGATGCTCAAACTCTCCAATTAGATAACGCAACTGTTTACTGGAAATCAATTGCTCAAAAACCAGTAACTAACCAATATGCTACAGAAAGAGGTGCATATAACGATGCAATGCATGTGGTTGTTGTTGATGATTCTGGAAGCATAACTGGAATTAAAGGTAACATCCTTGAGAAGCACATTTCACTTTCTAAGGCTGTTGACTGTGAGTCATCAGGAAATGCTGGACAAAAGATCTGGTACAAGACTTATCTTGCAGACTTCTCTGAGAAGACATTTGCAGGATATAATCCATCTGTTGCATATGACGCAATGCGTCTTATCGGACCAGTTAACACTGGATTCGGTGGAACTGAATACTCTGCCATCAGTAATGCTGATGCACAGTGGGGACAGAATGCTGGAGATGTGACATACTTTGCAGGTATTGGTGCTACCACTTATGCACTTAAAGGTGGTAATGACTACACTGCTGCAAATGGATTTAAGGCAACACTCGGTGCTTTGATTACTTCTTACAATAAGTTCCAAACCAAAGACGAGATTGCTGTTGATTACCTAATCGCTGGACCTGGTTCTGATACAAGAGCAGAATCACAGGCAAAGATTAATAAGTTAGCAGACATTGCCGAAACAAGAAAAGATTGCGTTGCTGTTGCTGGTCCTCAACGTGGAGACGTTGTTAACATAACCAACGCTGCAACACAAACATCAAACGTTATTGCCACTTTAGATGGAGCAAATTCATCTTCATATCTAATCATAGACAGTGGTTATAAGTATATGTTTGATAGGTTTAACAATGAATTCCGTTGGGTTCCATGTAACGGAGACATTGCTGGCCTCATGGTTAGAACTAACAGAGAGTTCTATCCTTGGTTCTCTCCTGCTGGACAGCAGCGTGGTGTTCTTAACAACGCTACTAAGTTGGCTTACAACCCAACTCAAGCACAGAGAGATTCTCTGTATACCAAGCGGATTAACCCGATTATATTCCGTCCTGGTATTGGCATCATGCTCTTCGGAGACAAGACTGCCCTTGGTTATGCCTCAGCGTTTGACAGAATTAACGTTAGAAGACTGTTCCTTACAGTCGAGCAGGCACTAGAGAGAGCTGCACAAGCTCAACTCTTTGAGTTCAACGACGAAATTACTCGTGCTAACTTTGTTAACATCGTAGAACCATATCTACGTGACGTACAAAGCAAGCGTGGTCTTTATGACTTCCTAGTAATTTGCGACGAAACAAACAACACACCAGATGTCATTGATAACAATGAATTCCGTGCTGACATCTTCCTCAAGCCTAGCAAATCTATCAACTTCGTTTCACTAACCTTTGTTGCTACTCGCACAGGTGTTAGTTTTGAAGAAGTTGCTGGTAGAGTATAATTAAGGAGCAAACGTAAATGGCAACCGCACCAAACCCCCCATCAGTAAGAAATATCTCTCAGTTTAAAAGTAAACTGAGAGGTGGTGGAGCCCGTCCTAATCTGTTTGAAGTAGCAATTCCTAACTTCCCAGATTTTGTCGGTGCATCTTACAACAACGATGACAAGAGTAACTTACGCTTCATGTGTAAGGCTGCTAACCTTCCTGCATCAAACGTCGCACCAATTGACGTTCCTTTCAGAGGTCGTATTTTAAAAGTTGCTGGAGACAGAACTTTCGATCCTTGGACAATCACAGTTATCAACGACGAAGATTTCAGACTTCGCACTGCTTTTGAAGGATGGATGAATGGTATCTCCAAGTTGGATAACAACACTGGAGCAACTGCACCTACTTCTTATATGCAAGATGCATTTGTGTATCAGTTGGGTAGAGGAGCAACTATTGCATCCGAAACTCCATCTAATGACATAAGTGGAGCAGGCCCTACAGAATCAGCAAATGTATTGAGAGCATACAAGTTCCTTGATATCTTCCCAACTAACATTTCTGAGATAGCATTATCTTATGATACAGGTGACACCATCGAAGACTTTACTGTTGAATTCCAAGTTCAATACTTCGAGTCATTTGGATCAGCAGAAGCAGCAGACATAAGGTAATATTTGTGCTATACTAAATACTATGAACGGTATAGTCCACCATAGTATAAATGGCTAAATTATTTGGATTCTCGATTGAGAATAATGAAGAAACTCCGAAGTCAGTAGTATCACCAGTCCCCAATTCCAATGAGGACCAAAGTGATCACTACATGACTTCGGGGTTTTTTGGCAACTATGTAGACTTAGAAGGTGTATTTAAGAATGAGTTTCAGTTAATACGTAGATATAGGGAGATGGCGTTACATCCAGAAGTGGATGGTGCAATTGAAGATGTTATACAAGAGTCTATAGTTTCCGATACTAACGAAAGTCCTGTAGAAATTGAACTTTCAAAGTTAAATGCCAGTGATGGTATTAAGAAAAAAATTAGAGAAGAGTTTAAATTTGTAAAAGAACTCTTAGATTTTGATAAAAAGTCTCACGAAATATACCGTAACTGGTATGTTGATGGTAGATTATATTATCATAAAGTTATTGATTTGAAGAAACCTGAAGAGGGTATTCAGGAATTGCGTTATATTGACGCAATGAAAATGCGTTTTGTTCGTCATGCTGTTAAGGATAAAGCAGGTGAAGCAGGTAGAATAGCTGCTATTCAGAGTCAAAAAGAAATGAATAGTATTCACCAAGCATTCCCAGAGATAGAAGAATACTTCATTTATAGTACTAAAGATACCACTGGTGGTGCTTTAAACCCTTCTAGTAACCTTACAGACACTAAAGGTGTTCGTTTCTCTAAAGACTCTATTGCATATTGTACTTCAGGTTTAGTAGATAGAAACAAAGGTTCTGTTTTATCATACCTTCACAAGTCAATTAAAGCACTTAATCAACTTAGAATGATTGAGGATAGTCTTGTAATCTATCGCTTGTCTCGTGCTCCAGAAAGAAGAATATTCTATATTGATGTAGGTAACCTTCCTAAAATGAAGGCTGAACAATACCTTCGTGATGTCATGATGAGGTATCGTAACAAGTTAGTTTACGATGCAAACACTGGAGAAATCCGTGATGATAAGAAGTTCATGTCTATGATGGAGGACTTCTGGTTACCTAGACGTGAAGGTGGAAGAGGTACTGAGATATCTACATTACCAGGTGGACAAAACCTTGGAGAAATTACAGATATTGAATACTTCAAGAAGAAATTATATAAAGCATTGAATGTTCCTATTTCCAGAATTGAAGGAGATGGTGGATTTAATTTAGGTAGATCTTCTGAAATCTTAAGAGACGAACTTAAGTTTACCAAGTTTGTTGGTAGATTGCGTAAGAGATTTAGTAATCTATTCTTAGATATTCTAAGAACCCAATGTCTTCTTAAGAATATTTGCACCCCAGAAGATTGGGATGTCATGTCTGAAAATATTCAGTTTGACTTTGTATATGATAACCATTTCTCAGAACTCAAAGATGCTGAGTTGCAAAGAGAAAGATTCTCTCTTGCTATGGAGGCAGAACCTTACATCGGTAAGTACTACTCTCAAGATTGGGTTCGTCGTACTGTTCTTCGCCAATCTGATGAGGATATCTTAGAACAAGATAAACTTATTGAAAAAGAAATTGAAGAAGGAGTAATCATGGATCCAGCAGAAGCAGCAATGGCAGTTGATGGATTTAATGGTATGGCTCCAGGAGTTGGTGAAGAAGCAGCTGCTGGAGGTGGTGATTTAGGTGCTCCAATTATGGAACCAAATCTCGAAGGATCCAAAGACGCAGGTATGACAAAATTACCTAAGGGCGGAGAGATATAAATAACCTATAGGAAATGTTATGACCATTAGTATGGACGATTTAATGGATGCTATTGTGGCAAATGATTCGCCTTCACAGGTGAGTGATGCTATTAAGGATCTACTATATGCAAAAACGGCTGACAAAGTTGATAACTTAAAGCCTGAAGTTGCAAATAGTCTCTTTGGAGATCAGATCCCTGAAGTAGAAGGTGAAGTTGAAGTAGATGATCAACCAGTTGCAGACGCAACAGAACCAGAAACAACTGAGGAAGAAGAGTAATGGCTGCACATCAACCAGTCGGTAATAGTACATCTTTTGCATACAGCACTACCAGTGCTCAATCAATTCAATTTGATCAAAAGAGTGATACTTTGAGAGTAGTAGCTTTAACACAAGGTGCTCATGTTGGATATGGTTCAACACCAGTATCAACTGAAGCAAATTATTATGTACCTGCGGGAGGAACTGCTTTAATTAACTTAGGGCAACCAAGTTCTCAACGAGTGGTTAATGTGATAAAGAGTCCTGCAGCAAGTGGGGTTACAACTATATTTTTCCCACAGGGTGTAATTGGTGCTCCATTTGAAGTTGGAGATACTGTTTCATTATCAAGCAACCTTTCTGGTTGGTCGTTTGAACATCATCCAATTCAATCAATTAACTATCCATCATTCAGTAGTTCTACTGGTGACAATGCACAAAGTGTAAATGTAGTTGTTGATTTCTCATCACATGGTTTTAGTGGTACTTGGGCTGATTCAGATTCAGGTGCTGGTAATGATGGCACATTGAGAAAATCTTTTAAGGTTTCTGCTAGAAGTGATAGCAGTTCTGGTACATTATATGCACAACAAGTTCAAGTAAGCGGTGACGCATAATGAAACTCATTACGGAAGAAATTGAATCAGTAGAATTTCTAGTCGAACAAAAGAACGGCAAGAAGTCTATGTATATTGAGGGTGTTTTCTTACAAGGAAACATTACTAATCGTAATGGTAGGATGTATCCTGCAGAAGTTCTTCGCAAAGAAGTTGCTCGTTACAACGAGAATCATATCCAATCAGGACGTGCTCTCGGTGAACTTGGACATCCAGAAGGACCAACCGTGAATCTCGATAGAGTTTCACATAAGATAGTTTCTCTAAAGGAAAGTGGTTCTAACTACATTGGTAAGGCTAAGATTCTTGGTACTCCAATGGGTAAGATTGCTGCTAACTTAGTAGAGGAAGGAGTAAAACTCGGTGTATCTTCAAGAGGTATTGGATCTCTTAAAGCAACACGTGAGGGTATTAATGTCGTAGGAGACGACTTTATGTTAGCAACTGCTGCTGACATAGTTGCCGATCCTTCTGCTCCAGATGCCTTTGTTGAAGGGATTATGGAAGGAAAAGATTGGGTATGGGATGGCGGAATTCTCCGTGAGAGATTTGCTGCTAAGACATACAAGACCATCAACACTTTAGTTGATCAGAAAAAACTTGATGAGAACAAGTTGAATCTGTTTAATGATTTCTTATCAAATCTCTAACTTTAATAAATAAATTTAGATTACAAAAGGTAATTCGAGGAAACTTCAATGGCGAGTAGCAAACTACAAGAAATGGAAAAGGTATCAGAAGCTAATGCCGTAACAGCAAATGCTAATCCTGGTGATAAGGCTATGCCTAAACTCACGACTGGCGGAACTGCCGTTTCGTGGGAAGATTTAGGTGGACCAACTCCACAAAATTCTAAACCAGACGATGACTCTAATAAAGTCAAGACACCTGGTGGAACCATTAAGCAAGTTTCCGATGTGGTTACCAACCGCAAAGGTAAAACAGGAGCAATGGGAGCACAAAAAGCATCTGGACTAAAGTCTGGAGACGAAGTAGAACTCGAAGCAGATCAGGAAATTGTTTCTGAAGCACCTGCTACAGAGGAAACTCCTGTTGAAGAAGAAGTTGTAGAGACATATGACATGGAAGATGATGTCAATGCTCTATTAGGTGGCGAAGAACTTTCTGAAGAATTCAGAGAGAAAGCAAAAACAATCTTTGAAGCTGCCATTAACGCAAAGGTTTCTGAAATCAAGTCAAAACTTGATGAAGAAAAGACTACTGCAATCGAAGAAGCAGTAGCAGAACACAAAGCCGAGCTCACAGAACGTACTGACTCATATCTTGAGTACGTTGCTGGAGAGTGGTTGAAAGAAAACCAACTCGCAGTTGAGCACGGACTTAAAACAGAAATGACTGAATCATTCCTTTCTGGAATGAAGAGTCTTTTTGAAGATCATTATGTATCAATCCCTGACGAAAAATATGATGTTGTCTCTACTATGGTAGAGAAGTTAGATGACATGGAGACTAAACTCAACGAGCAAATCGAGAAGAACGTTGCATTGAACAAGAGACTTTCTGAGTCTGCTTCAGACGTAATCCTCGGTACAGTTTCTGAAGGCCTTGCTGCCACACAGAAAGAGAAGCTCGCTACACTTGCTGAAGGTGTTGAGTTTGAAAGTGAAGAGTCGTACACTGAGAAGCTAACCACCCTGAGAGAATCTTATTTCTCTGACAAAAAGGTTGCACCTCAATCATCCGCCGCAGATACACTGATGGAAGCCACTGACGGAACACTTGCCGAGCAAGTTTCTGGCACAATGGAGAAATACATGAGTGCATTAGGCAAGATGAATCCTTGAATTAAACATTAAATCAAACTACACACTTAAAGAAGATGTTCCAATCAGAACATCTAGTCGAAAAGTGGAAACCCCTTTTGGATCATGATGGTGGCATCACCGATCCACATCGTAAAGCGGTTACCGCAGTTCTACTAGAGAACCAAGAAAAATTCCTCAAAGAGGAGCAAGCATTCAGTCAAGGTCATTCCTTGATGGAATCACCAACAAACTCAGCAAACGCTGCTGCCCATCAGGGTGGATATGGCGGTAATGCTGTTGCTGGTGGTCCTGTTGCTGGTTTCGACCCAGTATTGATTAGTCTAATCAGACGTTCAATGCCAAACCTAGTCGCTTATGACTTGGCTGGTGTTCAACCAATGTCTGGCCCTACAGGACTAATCTTCGCAATGCGTTCACGTTACACTAACCAAAGTGGAACTGAAGCATTCTACAACGAAGCAAACACTGCTTTCTCAGGTCAGTCTTCCAACGATTTCGGTGGAGAAGGATCTGCTGGTATCAACAGTGCATTCTCTGATGTACCTGCTGGTATCGGTACTATCAGTCAAAATGGTAGTAACCCTGCTGTACTAAACCCAGTTGGTACTGCAACTTCAACCGACTATAACGTTGGTCAGGGTATGGTTGCTGGTGATGCCGAGAACTTAGGTAACGGTACTAACAACCAGTTCGCCGAAATGGCGTTCAGCATTGAGAAAGTTACTGTGACTGCGAAGTCCAGAGCACTTAAAGCTGAGTACTCACTTGAGCTTGCTCAAGACCTTAAGGCAATTCATGGCCTTAACGCTGAAGCAGAACTTGCTAACATCCTCTCTACTGAGATCCTTGCGGAAATCAACAGAGAAGTTATCAGAACAATCTACAAGGTTGCTGAGCAAGGTGCTGTTGCTAACACCTCTACTGCTGGTGTATTCGACCTCGACATCGACTCAAACGGAAGATGGTCTGTTGAGAAGTTCAAAGGACTTCTATTCCAGATAGAGAGAGATGCTAACGCAATCGCACAAAGAACTCGTCGTGGAAAGGGTAACATCATCCTTACTTCTGCTGACGTTGCTTCTGCATTAACAATGGCTGGTGTACTTGATTACACTCCTGCACTTAATGCTAACCTTAACGTTGATGACACTGGTAACACATTTGCTGGTACAATCAATGGTAAGTACAGAGTATACATCGACCCATATTCTGCTAACCTAACTGCTGCTAACGCACAGAATGGTAATCAGTACTATGTTGTTGGTTATAAGGGTTCATCTCCTTATGATGCTGGTCTGTTCTACTGCCCATACGTTCCTCTACAGATGGTTCGTGCAGTTGGAGAGAACACATTCCAACCAAAAATCGGGTTTAAGACTCGTTACGGTATGGTTTCAAACCCATTCGCTGAGGGAATCACTCAGGGACTTGGCCGTCTACGTGTTAACAGCAACCGCTACTACAGAAGAGTTGCAGTTAAGAACCTTATGTAAGCGAGACGCTTATATACTTCTCAAGAGACTCCTTCGGGGGTCTCTTTTTTTATGCAAAGACTCTTCAGGACTAATGAGGA